GCAAGCAGAAGCACCACGGAGCTCGGCAACAAGCTCCAGACGCGCGCCAACAACGCGCCGGCAGCACCGAAGCCTCAGAACGAGGGGCTGAAGAGCTTTCTCGCAGCGCCGGCCATCAAGAAGCGTTTCGAGGAAGTCCTCGACAAGCGGGCGCCGCAGTTCATGAGTTCTATGCTCAACCTTTACACGGCTGATTCGAACCTGCAAAAATGCGAGCCCATGAGCGTTATCGCATCCTGCATGGTGGCCGCGACGCTGGACTTGCCTGTCGATCGGAATCTCGGCTACGCCTGGATCGTTCCCTACAAGAACCGCGCTACCTTCCAACTCGGCTACAAGGGCTACATCCAGCTGGCGCTGCGAACGGGGCAGTACAAGTCCATCAACGTGACGGAGGTATACGAAGGTGAGCTGGTCGTCTGGAATCGCCTGACGGAGGAATTCGTGATTGACTTCGAGGCCAAGACCTCGGATAAGATCATCGGCTACGCTGGCTACTTCGAGCTCGTCAACGGCTTCCGAAAGACGGTCTATTGGACTCGGGACGAAATCGAGGCGCATCGGAAGCAATACTCGAAGACGGACTACGGCTGGAAGATCGACTACGACGCTATGGCTCTTAAGACGGTCATCCGGAACATGCTCTCGAAGTGGGGCATCCTCTCGATTGAAATGCAGATGGGCTACAGCGAGGACGTCGATCCACGCAAGACCATTGAACTGCAGCCGGATGGATCGGTCATCGAAATGGAGAATCCGGTTTGGAGTCTGGAGCAGGCCGAGGGAGCTGGCGAGATGAACTTCGACGGAGCTGCGAGCGGTGCTTGAACCTAAGCTCGACGAGCTCGGCAGGCCAATGTGCCGGTCGGGCGTCGCGGAGTGGATCTGGGCCTTTTACGGCTCAGATCCTCAGCGGTTCAAGGAAGAGGTTAAGAAACACTTTGCGCTTGGCTACCCGAACTACACGGTGCGCAGCGCCAACTATGAGCAGCGGGTTATCTGGCTGCAGGAGAACAGGAGCGAGGAACATGCTAAACGACGTCACCGTGTTTGACTTTGAAACCTCCGGCCTCAAGCCGGACCGTGACCGCGTCATCGAGATGGCGGCCGTCCGAATTAAGAACAGCCAGATCGTGGCTGAGTTCAGTACCCTCATCCGAATCGACTTTCCGCTGGAACCGAAGATCACCGAGCTGACCGGCATCACACCGGCGATGCTGACCGAGGCAACCGACGAGGTGCTCGCCTTCAAAATCCTTCGGAACCTGATGGGAGATAGCCTCCTGGTCGCACACAACGCGGCCTTCGACCTCCAGTTCCTGCATCACAGCATGCAGCGGCTGGCCGGAAAAACCTTCACGAACCCCTTCATCGACACGCTCACGATCTGCCGTGATCGGCATCCCTACCCGCACAAGCTGGAGAACATGGCCAGCAGCTACGGTATCGAGCTCGACGGCGCACACCGCGCGCTGAACGACGTGAAAGCGACCTGGGAACTGCTCGTGGCGCTCCACTTGGAGAAGCCGGTTGACGAGTGGCTGAACCGCCTGGGATACCTCAGCAAGTACGGGCCGCCCGCCTGGGCTCCGAATCATGCCAATCTCTTTGGCACATCCAACCGATACGCGAACTGATCCTATCTGAGAGGAGGACACGGCCGATGGAATCGCAGGTCAACCCACAGCCGGACGACGCACACATACGCATATCACACGAGGTTCATAGGGAGCTGATCAGGCGGAATTTCAGCAAGAGGCAGCGGAACATCATCGACTTCATCTTGACGCTCAGCTGGGGCTGCGGAAGACCAGACGCCGTGATTCCTCAGCTCGCGCACTTTACCCTCTGCGGGGTGACAAAGAACAATATCCGCGACGAACTGGAGGCTCTGGTACTCGCTAAGGTCATCACTTGGGAGAAGACAGAGGGCATCTTCCGGTTCAACAAGCACTTCGACCAGTGGCAGATCACCCCGAACAGGGGGCACGATTCGGAGCTGATGAAGGATCTTATCGCTTTAAATATCAGTCGAAGCAGCCCTGGAAAAGTTCTTAAAACAAGAACTCAACGGTTCTTAAAACAAGAACTAAGCGGTTCTCAAAATAAGAACTCGAATGGTCAAGAGTTCTTAAAACAAGAACCGAAAACTTCTCAAAACAAGAACTTCCGAGTTCTTAAAACAAGAACCGCGAACCTCAAAAAAACCAGTCGTATCAAGGCTTTCCGGCTCTCTAAAGCAATTATTAAAGCAAAGATAAAAAAAGATCTTAAAAGCAGCTGCTTAAAATCTTTCCCCTCCGGGGCTGAAAAACAAGATCCGAACCCGGACCCCTTTATCCAGGTCTTGGACATGTACTGCGAGCTCCACCGGAAGATCGACACGCAGATCACGATGATGGACCGCCAGACGATCCAGGAGGTGCTTGAACAGGGAATCCCTTCCGAGCTGGTTTGTGAGGTGATGGAGCGGGTGCATGCGGACCGAACGGCCAAGGGCCAAACAATCGGCTCCCTGAGTTATTACCGGAACCCGGTACTGGAAGAGTGGCAGCGGCGTCAGGCTCCGCCGAAGCTTCAGGTCGTTCCAAGCCCGGCCCGGCAGCAGTCCGCGGTGCAGGAGCGACACTACGGCGGCATCATGAGCATCGAGGAAACCAACGACTGGATCGCCGAGCAGGACCGGCGGAGAGCCATCGTCGAGGAGGCGAAGAGAAACGGAACCTATGTCATCCCAGAGATCCCAGGAATCAGCAGACGTAAACCAAGTGCCGTTTGACACGCTGCTCGAAGAGCATATCCTCGGCGCCATGGTCTACGAGCCGGAATGCATCGCCGAGGTCTTCGAGACCGTACAGCCCCGCTATTTTTACCACACGGCATACTCCAAGCTCTGCAAGCGGATCTATGAGCTGTGGGAGGAGGACCCGAAGCAAATAGACCTGACGGCGCTGATCCCTGCGCTGGAAGAGACCGGCGTCTCGATCGCCAAGATGGCGGACATGACCCGGAACGTCATCACGACGGTGAACATCACGAGTCACTGCGAGCGGCTGCGGGACATCGCGGCGCTGCGGGCTGGCATTCGGACCTGTCAGGAGCTGGTGCAGCAAGGCGGTCTCCGAGACCGGGAGCAGATCCGTGAGGCCATTACGACGACGATGGGCAAGCTCTCCCGCGTCTCGGACATGACCATCAAGGTCGAGACGATGGTCGACGCTAAGACCGCTGCCCTGAACTTCCACGACAGCTTCGAGCGGATGCTGGCCGGCGCCAAGAGCGGCATGAGCGGCATTCCGACACGTATCCACGCGCTGGACAAGATCCTGAGCGGTCTGCAGGATAACAACCTGATCGTCATTGGGGCGCGGCCGTCGATGGGCAAGACGACGCTCATGAATCAGCTCGCTCTGAACATCTCGCTTGCCGATGGCATGCAGCCGGGGGAGCCTGGCGCGATCTTCAGCTTGGAGAGCTCGTCCGACGAGCTGGCCCGCCGGATGGTCTCGAACATCTCGGGCATAAGCCTCCAGTCCCTTAAGGCCGGCACGATCCTGCCGGAGGAGTGGGAGAAGTACACGATGGCCATCAGCATCCTGAGCAACGCCAACTTCGTGATCGACGATCAAGCCGGCACGACGGTGGCCGAGATCAAGGCCAAAGCCCGGAAGATCAAACGCGAGCGCGGCCTGCGGTATATCCTTATCGACTACCTTGGCAAGATCGGCGGCGCGCCGGGGGCTAAGCGGTACGACCTGGTCAGCGAGAACATCCGCGGCCTCAAGGATCTGGCCAAGGAGCTAAAAATCCCGGTGGTAGTGTTCTCGCAGCTCAGCCGGAAGGTCGAAGAGCGGCAGAGCAAGCGGCCGATGATGAGCGACCTGCGGGAGAGCGGCGAGATTGAGCAGGAGGCGGATGTGATCGGCTTCCTGTACAGAGACGACTATTACGACAAGGAATCAACCAAGAAGAACATCATCGAGCTGGACATCGCGAAGCAGCGGGATGGTCCGCTTGGAACGGTTGAGATGGCCTTCTTGAAGGACTTCAACCGACTTGTCAATTTGGACAGAGGGGAGAACATGCGTCATGAACAAATGGCACTCGTATGAGGCGGTCAAACGGCTGTATATGGCAACCGGTATAGAGCCGAAGCCGCAAGAGGTGCAGCGGGAGCTGCCCGGAATCGATCCAGAAGCACTGGTCGACGGACTGATTGAATTTTACAAAACCCAAGGAGGGACATGGAATGTATCAGCTGATGTACAGGGGGCGGCCGATCGGGCCACGTTACAAGACGAAGGCGCAGGCAGCCGCAGCGCTGGTGAGGAATTGGCCCTGCTGCCATGGGCTGACTTGGAAACGCGTTGTGTAGAGCGCCGGCAGCGCGCCGGGGACAGCTTCCTCCGGGTGCTGGACGATCTGGAGACCAAGGCGGAGCGCATGCGCGAGTTCGGCGCGGTGACGGCGGCCGCATGCTACAACTACGCGGCGGTGCAACTGCGGACCGCCCTGGCTGATGTCTAGATACGTCGGGATCGACCCAAGCACCAAGACCGGCCTGGTTGTCTTGGATGAGGACGGTGAGATTTGGGAGGAGCGGGAGGTCACTGAGGACAGCCTGAACGGCCAGACGCCTACTCCGCAGGCGATGCTCAAGCTGGTCGGTAAAATCATGGCCCTCGTAGAGCCCGGCGATCGGGTAGCCATCGAGGGTTTCGGCTTCGCCAGCCAGCACGGGTTCCTACTCGGCGGCATTGGCTGGGCCATCCGGATGCAGCTGACGCTCCGCGGCATCGCCTACACCGAGGTCGCGCCGTCAGCACTGAAGAAGTACAGCGGCGCGAGCGGCAACTGCGCCAAGGAGGAGTTGGCCGTCGAGGTTTACGCTCGCTGGGGCTTTCGGAGCAAGAGCAACAACATTACGGACGCCTACGTCCTCGCGCATATCGCCCGCGCGCTGCACGAGCCGGTCCGGCTGATCAAGAGGCAAGAGGAAGTCATTACAAACCTGAGAGGATGTTTTGAAAATGGCAAACGTACAGTTCAACGCGAAGTTCGAAAAAATCACACTCGCAAGCAAAAACAAGGTCGTGCTTGAGCTCCCTGAAGGCATGAATTTTGCCAAGATTGCAGAGATTGCGAGCTTCCGCGGCCATGACATGATCGTGCAGTTCGGCAATCCGCAAGTCGAGATGCTCTTCGACCGCGGACCGGGCGGCGCGCTGGTGGCCAAAATCGACGGCAGCAGCGTTGTGGAGTCTGCAGAGCGTGAAGAGGGCGAAGATCCGGGCATGAAGCTGGACTTCGGATCCGACGAGCCGCCGGCCGGCGGTGATGGTGAGGCTGGAGGCGGCCAACCAGACGAGGAAGGTGGAGAGTCTGAGGTTCCGGAAGATAGCGGCGAGCCGAGCGGTGAAGGCGAGGAAGGCCCGGAGCCTGATGTGAGCAAAGGCGAGCTCGAGGAGTTCATTCTGGAGGTCAAGCCATCGTTCCAGGATATCCCCTTCGACTTCCCCGGTATCCTGTCCCGGAAGCGCGATAGCGGCGAGTCTTGGGTCGAAATCGCGAAGGAGCTCAACACCAGCAGCTCCAAGCTCCAGGTGAGCTTCACCGCCTACAAGAAGCGCGTCAAGCGCATGATCCACGAGCAAAGAGACGACAACGGGGCGGCCTAAGCCCCGTTTCCCCTTGGAGGATAGCATGGACCAGAAATTTCCGTATGAAGACGAGTTGTTGCAAATGAAAGCCGGTGAAGAGGAAGTCCTTTTCTTAAAGGGACGGGCTTTCCTCGTTTCCCCGGCGACGGATGAAGATATTGAACGGATTGGGAAGGGTTTCTACTGCATGGACTGACCGGCTGAGTCAGTTTCATAAGGAGGGATAGGGAGTGCGAGAACTCATCATCGACAACTTTGCCGGCGGCGGCGGGGCCAGCACTGGCATCGAGATCGCCATCGGCCGCAGCGTAGACGTCGCCATCAACCACGACCCAGACGCGATCGCCATGCACGAGGCCAACCACCCGGAGACCAAGCACTATTGCGAGTCAGTCTGGGAAGTGGATCCGCGGGAGGTCGCTTCGGGGCGTCCGGTCGGGCTGGTTTGGCTCTCCCCGGACTGCAAGCACTTCTCGAAGGCCAAAGGCGGCAAGCCGGTTCAAAAGAATATCCGCGGGCTCGCTTGGGTGGCAGTCCGCTGGGCGGCGACGGTTAAACCGAGGGTCATCATGCTCGAGAACGTCGAGGAATTTAAAACGTGGGGGCCGTTGCTAGATGGATTCCCGGATCCAAAGCAGAAGGGCAGGACCTTTAATTGCTTTGTGAATGCGCTCAAGCGACAGGGCTACAAGGTCGACTGGCGGGAGCTGCGGGCATGCGACTACGGCGCGCCGACGATACGCAAGCGGCTATTCCTGGCGGCGCGCTGTGACGGCCGCCCGATCGAATGGCCTGAGCCGACACACGGAGACCCGGAAAGCGAGGCAGTTAAGTCTGGACGGCTGCTCCCCTGGCGTACGGCGGCGGAGATCATCGACTGGTCCATCCCGTGCAAAAGCATCTTCGGACGCTCCAAACCCCTGGCGGAAAATACGGAGCGCCGGATAGCCCGGGGCATTCAGCGATTTGTGCTTGAAGCAGAGCGCCCGTTCATCGCTCCTTTCATTGCCCGCATCGGCCAGACCGGCTTCGGAGGAGACCGACTGCAATATGAGCTGGTGGACCCGTTGACGACTATTACAACGAAAGAAGAACATCTGCTGGTTGCCCCATTGATGGCGGTCAATACCACCGGTCACCCTGGAAGCACGCTCGAGGAACCACTGAGGACCATCACGACTGGCGGTCATCATATGCTCGTCAGCCCGGCGCTGATCCAAATGGGATACGGTGAGCGTCCAGGGCAAGAGCCGCGGGTGTTGGATCTCGACAAGCCTGTCGGCACGGTGACGGCCGGGGGAAACAAGTTCGCACTGACAGCCGCTTTCCTCGCCAAGCATTTCGGGGGGGACTACACTGGCGCGGGCCCCGACTTGGAAGAGCCGTTGTCAACCGTGACGACCAAGGATCACAATTCGCTCGTCACCGCTCACATCGCCCGACACTTTGGGCAATCGGTAGGCAGCGCCGCCGAGGAGCCGGTCGGGACCGTAACGGCGGGAGGGGGAGGTAAGTCCTCGATCGTCACGAGTCACCTCGTCAAGCTTCGCGGCACATGCGCGGACGGCCAGCCAGTCACGGAGCCGATGCCGACCATCACGGCCGGCGGCCTGCACGTCGGTGAGGTTCGGGCCTTCCTCCTCAAATATTACGGCTCGGCTGATAACGGCCAGATGCTGACGGATCCGCTGCACACGGTAACGACCAAGGACCGGTTTGGGCTGGTCACAATCGCGGGAGTCGACTATCAGATCGTCGACATCGGCATGCGGATGCTGGAGCCGCACGAGCTCTTCGCGGCGCAGGGCTTCCCGGCCAGCTACATCATCGACAAGTATGCGAACGGCAAGGCAGTACCCAAATCCGCGCAGGTCGCTCGATGCGGAAACAGCGTCTGCCCGCCGCTGGCGACGGCGCTTGTCCGCGCCAACCTCCCCGAGCTCTGCGTCGGCTCCGGAAAGGTGCTGGCGTTCGAGCGATACGCAACCGCCGATGAAGGACAGCTGCAGCTCAGCATATAACCCCCAGGGGCAGCACAACACAGGGAGGCTATGGCCTTCAAGGAGGTAAAAATGCGCTTCCTACGCTGGGGAAATAAAAAAGGCCGCAGAAGGCGACCAGAACATACACAACTCAATCATAAGGCAGGAGAGGACGATGGTAAAGGGCCGATGGGAGATTCATGGTGGCTACGGGGTGCTGAAGGACTCGACGGGCCGGGAGGTTGGTCTCCTCAAGATGTTGGAGCAGGCGGAGTATCAGAAAACGAGAGGAGATATGAAATGCCACAAGAAGAGTTGCAAGCCAAGTACGATGCCCTCGAGGTAGAGAAGAGCTCATTGAACCCGGAGAATCCGGACGATCGCTTCCGCCGGACAGTGCTGGAGAACGAGCAGGCCGGCATCGCTGCTCAAATGAAAGAATCGGAGCGTCTGCAACGCCAGGCTGAAGAGGTCGCGGACGTGCAGTTGCCGGAGGATTACGATGCTCGCTGGGGAGTCATCGGCGCCAATGACGAGATCCGGAACCTGATCAGTCAGGTTAAGGAGTACGCCTTCGCGCAGCACAATGACGAGCTGGCTGCGTTGCTGGACGAGCATACGGCACACGAGCGGGAGCTGCAGGATCGGATCCAGACCCTGATTGAAGACGGCACTCAGTTCGAGACCAAGATCGACACCTTGTACAACGAGCTGGCCATGGAGCGCGCCGCCAAGCATGCAGCTATCTCAGCCACGCAGGATGCCGAGAGCAAGCGCGACAACGCCGTCGCTCAGCTCGAAGAGGCTCAGGTAGAAGCCAAGCGGCAGCAAGCGCAGGCTGAGAGCTACAAGCGCCAAATCGACGAGTTGGAGGGCATGCTGCGGACGTACAAGAGCCGTCAGGTCTCCGGCAACAAAGGCGGCCTGGTGCTGACTTCTACACTCAAGCCTGAGAGCGATGATGACCGCGAGGCGCGGCTGAAGCGCGAGAAGCTGGAGCAGCTGAACCGCCAACTCGCTCGCCGTGGGGCTGAACCGATTCCAGTGCCGCCGGCTGTCAGCTTCCCGACTGCGGAGGCAGCTCCAGCACAGCAGGAAGAGGGCAAGCCGGCTGGCACAGATTCCGACGATCGATTTTCTGAGGACGCGGTTCAAGACGACGCCGTGGAAGGAAAGCCCGCTGATGGAACGGTGGCGCTCTCGCCAGCGGAAATTGCAGAGCGATTCGCAGCGCTGGAAGGAAGAATTGAACGCCTCGAAGCAGGAGCAGCAACGCTTCGGACGGCCTAATCCATAACCAATTGCCAGGGGCGCCATTGCGGCGCTCTTTGGCTCATTCAGAAGGAGGATGAACAGAGATGGCAATCGGACCGCTGTACACGCAGAGCCAAAACTACACCATCATGAACTTGGGGCCGGCGACGGCAGAGAACTACCGGCGTTCCCGGAAGATGACCCGCGCTCTTCATGCCCGAACAACGGACAAGACGGAGCGGAGCCGAATTGCCGAAATGGTGGCGGAGTGCGATTACGTCATCGATTGGCTGGAGACCGGCCGGCGTCCAGGGAGCTTTAAGGGAGTGGAGAGGGCTGTGCGGATCCAGACTTGGGACCCGGCCATCCTGGACAGCTACAGCAGCCCGAACAGCCGCTGGGTGGTCGAGCGGGACCGGAGCTCGCGGGACCTGACGGAAGATGAGCGTTTCCGGATCGAGGAAGCCATGCGAGATCTCTCGGATCGGGAGCGGCAATGCTACATGCTGAATGTGGTGGACGGCATGACGTTCGAGGAGATAAGCCGCGAGCTTCATGTTGGGCGGAGCAGCGTGCAGAAGTACATTGAGCGGGCCAGGGAGAAAATAGAAAATACGAAGTTGACGAGCTTATTCCTTCTGGGATAAGCTTTTTTTGTTAATTTATGGGATGGGGTGCGATATGAAAAAACAAAACAAGCTTTCGCTATTAAAAAATAGGTGGCGCTTTGATTCGAGACTTCGATCTTCAACCATAGTGCTTCTATGTATTTTTTTAATTCTCTCTTGTATCTTTATTGCAAATAAAATTTTCATTATTTTTTGGACACGAAAATGAGTGGGATGCTTTGTCTTTTACAGGCTCCATAATAGGTGGGTTTGTAACTTTATTTGGTATTAGATATACAATTAAACATCAAAGGAAAGATGATTTTATTCGTAGTTTCCCTGACAGACTAGTAAACGCTGATAAAATCATTAGTGAAGCCTATCAGTTGGAGGAAAAACTGAAAGAACTTTTTGATGCCAGAAAATATAAGCATTATGGTGTGGCTTTACATAGTTTCTTGAAAAAAGAGGATATTCTTAAGCGAGAATCCGCCGTAGTTGGTGTTGATTATTATAATAATTTGAGTTACATATTTTCTTTGGGAAAAACTATTTATGAAGAAATTAGTTCATATGATATTGAAGACCAAGAACTATTTACGAAGTGTAATTATTATATTAATTATTTAAATGCAGTGAACGAGAAATTATACGAACTTAAGTTAGGTTTGGAAATTCGCTTTGCCGAAATCAACATTTAATTTTCGTCGTGCACCTCGCCATTTAACGAAAAGCATAACGTTAAGCCTCGAGCCCTTGCTGGATAAGGGATTGGGGCTTTTTTGATTGGGCAATTAACGTAAAGATGGGTCTTCAAACCTCATCATGTAATTCTTAACGTTAAGGAGGGCGGACGATGGCGAAGCCGCTGAAGATCGAACAGCTTGGCCTGCAGCACATCGTTGCGGCCGGACTGAGGAATGGGAAGAACCCGCAACAGATTGCGGCGGATTGCTCCAAGGAAGCGAAGGAGCCTGTGAGCAACATGGCGGTGCGCCGTTATCTGGAGGCGCTGGAGTCTGCCGAGATTCCGCCGGCAACATTGGGGGCAGAACCGGTCTCCACGATCATCCCACCAGAGAAGAAGAGGCAGATCGTCCGACAGAGCGCGGAGCGGATGACCAGGCTCGTCGAGAGGGACATCGACCTGATCGACTTACAGTTTCGGACGACGCAGGTACTTGCCGATCGCTTCGAATGGCTGGCCAACCTGCCGGACATGTTCGAGCGGCGCATGATCATCCTACGCGACGAGTTGCGGGAGGGCGGCGATGTGACTGCGCTGGACAGCTGGGGCATCGGCTTCACGCTGGAGCTGCGGCGCAACATCGGAAACATGACGGCTCTCAACAGGGAGCTGAGGGAGAACGCACGGTTCATGGCCAGCCTGCGGGAGAAGGCGTTCGAGTTCTCACTGATCCAGGAGTACCTGTCCGTCTTCATGGACATCTTTCGGCAGGAGAATGCCGAAGCTTACGAGATAGCCGAGCAGAAGATTGCAGCAAACCCGCGCTTGCAGCGGATCGTCGAGCAGCAACAGCAGATGAGGGGGTATCAGGAGGCATGAGGGTATTCTTCGACACGGAGTTCACCGGGCTCCATCAGAACACGACGTTGATCAGCATCGGTTTGATTGCAGAGGATGGACGGACATTCTATGCGGAGCTGACGGACTACGATAAGGCGCAAGTCGACGATTGGCTCCAGAAGAACGTGATTGAGAATTTGATCATAAACCAGGAGCGCGACCATTACTATCGAATCGCTGAAGGCGACTGGTTGATCCGCGACCACTCTCAGATTGTTGCGAGCAGGCTGGAAGAGTGGCTGAGCCTGTATCCGTCCGTCGAGATGTGGTCCGACTGCCTCTCCTACGACTGGGTGCTGTTCAACAAGTTGTTCGGTCACGCGTTCAACATTCCGAAGAACGTCTATTATATCCCCTTCGACATCTGCACGCTCTTCAAGGTGGCAGGCGTGGACCCGGACGTAAGCCGCGAGGAATATGCTCTCCTTGAGGTTCAAGGGAAGAAGCACAATGCCCTTTTGGATGCGCGGGTAATCAAGGCTTGCTTCGAGCGCCTGCATGAGCGGCTCCTCATTGGTGAGTGGTCGGATGCACAATGTCCGCGCTGCGGCGCTCGTCTGCTGGTGAATCGCCTGGGCAATCAGTGGTGCTCCAATGCCGGCGGTGCTGGAATGACTTCGTGCACGTTTGGGTTGGACAAGCGCGAGCCAAGGACGGAAGTATGAAGATCGGGGACACGGTACGAATCGTCGGAAGCAAGTCGGTCATGGCGTTGCTGCTCGGTAAGACGGGCGTCATCACGGGCAGGTTCGGTCCGAAGCTCGTCGTCCTGATTGAGCCCGCGGACGGCGAGCGCGGAAGCCTGTCGCATACGGCTCTCCCGGAGGATCTGGAGTTGATCAAGGCTGGAGTCGAGGGCGATGCTGCTCGCCAACATCCATAACCGCATTAAGGAGCAGGCCAAGGTCAAGAACACGCCTAAGTGGGAGCGGCGACCGCGGGAATACATCCAAGAGCGGCTCTACATCCGGAACAAGACGAAGCAGGTCGTGCCGCTGCGCTTCAACCCGATTCAGGACATGTATTGGAACAACAAGACAAACCGCGACATCATTCTCAAACCTCGCCAGTTGGGCTTTTCTACGCTCACGCTGGCGAGGTTTTTTGAGGCTGTCATCAACGAGGAGAACGTCACGGCCGTTGTCGTCGCGCACGACGCGGACAGTACGCAGAAGCTCTTCCAGACGGTTCAGCTCATGTATGAGCGGCTTCCGGAGGCGAAGAAGGAGCAGCTGAACAACGGCAAGAACCGGCCGAAGTACGGAAACCGCAAGGAATTCTTCTTCGCCGGCAACAACAGCCGGATCTATGTCGGCACGGCGGGCTCGTCCAGCTTTGGCCGCGGGCAGACGATCAACTATCTGCTCTGCTCCGAAACAGCCTTCTGGCCGAACCCGGAGGAGTTGATGACCGGCCTGCTGCAGGCGGTGCCTCCGGACGGCGAGATCGTCATCGAGAGCACGGCGAATGGGGTCGGCAACTACTACCACCAGACCTATGAGGACGCCAAGCGCGGCGGGAACAACTGGCGCGCGCACTTCTATGCCTGGTTCCAGCATCCGGAATACCTGCTTCCGCTGGCGGCCGGCGAGCGGCTCGAGTACGACGAAGAGGAGCAGAAGCTCATCGAGCGGTACGGCTTGAGCCCAGAGCAGATCAAGTGGCGCCGCTGGAAGATCAGCGAGATGCCGCAGACGCCAGATCGGAGTAAGGAGGACCAGTTCCGGCAGGAGTACCCGGCCAACGACCTGGAAGCCTTCCTGATGACCGGTACGCCGGTGTTCGACAGCCGGAAGGTCATGGCTCGCATCGAACTGCTTCGCGTGCGGTACGAGGAGCAGCGCAAAGCGGGCGAGGGGCCGGTGCGCGGAAGTTTCGTCTACCAGTACACGCAGGAGCGCATAGTCGACAGCTCCATCCGGTTCGTACCCGACCCTAACGGGGTCTGTACGATCTACAAACATCCGGAGCCGCGGCGGCCGTACGCGATGGGCGGCGACACGTCGGAGGGGGGCAAGGACTATTCCGCCGGCCAGATGCTCGACAACATCACCGGCGAGCAGGTGGCGGTATGGCACGGCCACAGCGACACTGACCTATATGCAAAGCAGATGTACTGCTTCGGCAAATTCTACAATTACGGCTTGCTGGCCATCGAGATGAACTTCGACTTGCACCCGATCAAGGAGCTGGAGCGCCTGGGTTACTGGCGGCAGTACCGGCGCGAGAAGCTGGATGACATCAACGAGCCGGAGCAGACCAAGCACGGCTTCCGCACGACGAGTGTCACGAGGCCGGTTATCATCGCCGAGCTGGTCACGGTCGTGCGGGAGAGCATCGAGCTGATCAACGATCTGGCGACGCTGCACGAGATGCTGTCCTTCGTGCGCGGGCCGACTGGCAAGCCTGAGGCATCGCCGGGCAAGCACGACGACCTGATCCTGTCGCTGGCGATCGCGCATCAGGCACGCGGCCAGCAGAGCATGCAAATGGAGCCGGAGAGCTATTACGATCCGGCAGATGATTACGAAGAGGCTTTCGGAGGGACGGGCTATTGAAGAAGACGATACGGCTCCGGTACTCCCGCGCTAACCGGGAGGCGACGGGGCTCATGATAAGCTGCTGCGGAAAACACCATTTGGTCGTGGACCTATACGGTGATGCTGGCGCGGCCTATAGCTGCGGGGAGTGTGGGCGGCCGCTGGTCTGCATGGGGATGAACGGCAGGCTCTACCATGTAGGCGATCCGGTAATCAACGAGGGGAGGGAAGGCTTTGGCGACGAACAACAAGCGTAAGCGCGACGCGGCCTGGTACATGACGCGCATCGAGGCTGCCGAGAATTACCGAGACCGGACATACAAGGAGCGGTGGACTCGCTACTACAAGATCTGGCGTAATATGGTCGATCAGCTCAAGGATCGGGATACAGGCAAGGTCATCAAGGACCGGAGCAACATCAGCATCCCGATGGCTTTCACCATGTTGGAGACGATCCTTCCACGGCTGGTGGAGACGCTGTTCGCGGCGCGGCCGTATGTCCGGCTCCGAGGTGTGCCGATCAACGTCATGGATTATCGAGCCAACAAAGAGACGAAGCCCTGGGAGGACGCGGCCAAGAAAATGGAAGTGCTGCTCGACTTCCAGATGAACGTTCCGATGGACATCCAGGACGAGTTCATCAGCGGCCTGAAGACGTGTTGCCTATACGGAACGACGGTCGCCTACACAGGCTGGCGGTACACGGAGCGGACGCGCATCCGCCGGGAGCTGCAGCCGGTCATGAGCGACGAGCCGGACCCGTTGACGGGGGAGCCGATGCCTATGCTGGATGATGATGGCTTCACGCCTATACAGGACTGGCAGCCGATTCAAGAGACGACCGTCGATTACGACGATCCCGAGGTCAAGTTCATGGATCTCGGGCTGTTCTTCGTGGATCCGAACGCCGAGGATATCGACGACGCCCGGTTCTGCGGTCATGTGGCCTACCTCTCCAAGGAGGAGTTGCAGCGGATGGCCGATGATGATGACGACATGAAGTTGGAATGGAAGAAGATCCCGAAGCTTTCGGCCAAGAACAAGGCCCGGGACTACCGCATGAACGCGATCGGGCTGCCGAACGTCGACGACGCCAATCTGGAGCAGGATGGCGACGACAACCTGTTCGAGGTGCATTTCTACTGGGAGGACGACCGGCAGGTCATCATAATCAACCGAACGTACCTCGCAAAGGACGCGGGGAATCCATTCTGGCACAAGAAGAAGCCCTATGACAAAGACGTCTACTGCGACGATCCGGGGAACTTCTACGGCGTCGGTGTGATGGAATCCATTTACGACCTGCAGCAGGAGCTGAATACCGAACGCAACCAGCGCATCGACTACCGCTCGTACAGCATGCGGCGGATGTTCAAGGTCCGGCGCGGCGCGGTGCTGGACCGCAAGCAGCTGAAATGGCGGCAAGGTGGCATCATTGAGCTCGACAAGATGGACGATCTGGCGGTGCTCGACGCGGTCGACAGCGGCGTCACGACATCCTTTAACCAGGAAGCGACAATTCGCAAGGACGCGCAAGACGCCACTGGAGCGCAGGACGTGGTCATGGGTTCGAGCGGTGCCAAGGAAACGGCCACGACGACCATGAGCAAGGATAACAACGCGAGCGTGCGCTTCAAGATGATCATCAGCTCGCTCGAGAAGAAGCTGCTCGTGGCAATCAGCCGGAAGATGATCCAGCTCAACCAGCAATACATCGACGATATCCGGTTGCTTCCACTCTTCGATAAGGATGACGCGGAATGGCCGGAGATCAGCCCGGAGGAGATCCAAGGCGAGTTCTTCCTGACACCGGCCGGCTCGTCGGTGGAGCCAATAGCAAACAAGGAAGCCTACAAGCAGCGGATGGTCGAGCTCTACAACATCGCCAGCAAGGACCCGTTTTACCAGCAGTTCCCGCTTAAGCGCAGGGCCTTCCTGGAGAAGATCTTTGAGGCTTACGACATCCAGGACACGGACGAGTTGCTTCCGACCGATGCAGAGCTGAGCGGCCAGATCCAGCAGCAGGCCGTCATGCAGTTCATCCAGACGCTGCCACCAGACATCGGGCAGGCCTTGATGTCATTCGTGCAGGGGCAGGGTGGCGGGCAGCCAGCAACGCAGGGCGTTCCTCCTGAGGGAGGCATGCCAGCGGCAGGAGGCGGCGCCAACACGGCGCTGATGCAGGAGCAGGGGCTTCAGATGCAGGGGGCCGGCGTATGAGTTCGCAACAGCAGGCTCAGGAGCTCCGCCTCCTTGTCGACATGGCCGGCTGGCAGCAGGTTGAGGGCTACATCGCAGGACGTATCCAGGACCGCATGCAGCAGTTGCTAACGTGCGAGACGTGGGAACAAGTCATCCAGCACCGCGCTGGGGTCGAGGCTCTGGAATCGGTGCTTTTATATATAACCGATACGATCAAGAAGGGGATGGATGAGGATGAGCCAGCAGATTGAGAACAACTTCAAGTACCACGCTCCCAAAGAGGGGCAGCCGGAGAAATACGAGAAGATTCGGAACCTTGCGAAGGAGCTCGCTTACCTGATCGACGCCGAGGTACCGAACAGCCGGGAAAAATCGCTGGCGATGACGAACCTGGAGCAGGCTGTCATGTGGGCGAACGCCGGCATCGCACGCAACTGATTTGCTGGGCGTCGGCGAGACTCCGGCGCCCGTTAACCACTTCGGTGGAACGGCTCCTTCGGGAGCCTTTTTATATTCCACAATTCGAGAGGAGCATCACCCATGGATGGCATTTTCGGCGACGAAGGTACGATAACCGTGAGCGAATCCCCGGACGCATCCGGACAAGAGGAGCAGACGGCCGGACAAATAACCGAAGGCGACGACGCTGGCTTCGAGGAGCAGGACGACTTCGAGGGCAGCGACGAGCAAGACGAGCAAGACGATGAGGATGGCGAGTCCCCGGACAGTTCCGGACAAGGCGAAGAGCTGATTCTCGGCAAGTTCAAGTCGCCGGAGGACCTGGCGAAAGCCTATCAGAACCTCCAGCGCGAATTCACGAAGAGCCGTCAGCAACCATCGACAACTCCGATCCAGCAACCACCAGCGCAGCCAGGCGGACAGCCTATGGACCCTAACTCGGTATTCTGGGATCACTTCCGGGACAACCCACTTGGGACAATCCAGCAGCTCGTTTCGATGGCGACGCAACAGCAGGTGGCTCCTCTGCAGCAGGCTCGGGAAGATGAGCAACTGCTGCGGAACGTCGAGACGCTGGCGAAGCAGTACCCGAAAGCAGCGACCGACGAAGGCATGGGGCTACTCTTTGGCAAGGTGGCCGAGATCGCCAACGAGATCGGTAATCCTGCTCTAATCAAGAGTCCCACGCCGCGAATTCTTCGCATGGCGGCTGCGGAAGCGTTCGGGGAGTCCGGTGCGAAAGCATACGAGCAAGGCAAACGAGCGGGTCGTGAGGAGACCGCCGCGTCCCGCCGAACGAAGCAGGCGGCTAACATGCCGAAAGGCGGCAAGAAGCAAACCGAGGGTGAGCTGAGCCCGGTTGAGCAGATGAAGGCCAACATCCTCGCTGCGAGCCAGGGCGGCGGCATCTTCGGCTAAAACCATAATTCAGGAGCGTGAATATAGATGCCACCAGTAACATCCGGGGTACGTGATACTCTCAACATCGGAACGAGTAAAGTCGTCATCGACATGTCCGACACGATCGGCCTGCTGCAACCAAATGCAGAGCCGTTCATGAGCTTTCTGAAAATCGCCAAGCGCAACACGGAAGTCGCCAACAGCCCGAAATTCGAGTGGCTGGAAGATGACCTGCTGCCGCGCTGGGACGCAATCAACCTGGCTGCCGGCTACTTGGCGACGGATACCGCCCTGGTCGTCGACAACGGCGCCTACTTCTCCGCGAACGACATCGTTAAGGTTCCACGCACCGGTGAGGTGATGCTCGTCAAAAGCGTCGCGACGAACACGCTCACCGTCGGTCGTGGTTACGGCCTCACGGCGGCCGCGGCGCTCGTGGACAATGATCCACTAGTCATCATCGGCAACGCCAACCAGGAGGGTTCCGGAACGCGCGAGCTGAAGTCGACACAGGAGGTCCCGCGCTTCAACTACACGCAGATTTTCAAGACTCCGTTTGGCGTGACGGGTACGGAGAACGCGACGAAGATGTACGGCGGCAAGGATCTCGGCTATCAGCAAATGAAGGGCGGCGTTCAGCACAAGATCGATATTGCACGCTCCTACATGTTCGGAGAGAAGAAGCTGGACACGTCTGGCGCAAAGCCGATGCGCACGACGGGCGGCTTGCTCTCCTTCCTGACTAAAAACAACTACGATGCAGGCGGCTTGCTGACGCAACCTGAATTCGACAACAACATCTCCGAGAACGTCTTCAAGTACGGCAGCAAGGAGAAGATCATGCTCTGCTCCGCGCGTCTTCTTTCCGTCATCAACGGTTGGGCGATGGGCAAGCTGCAGATCAACCAGACGGCTAAGAGCTTCGGCTTGGAGATCTTCGAGTACATCACCCCGTTCGGAAAGTACCAGCTCATGAACTACCAGCAGATCCTTGAGGGCGCAGTCTACGGCGGATTCGGGGTAATCATCGACCCAGCGAATGTTAAGCACCGCCCTCTGGCGGGCCGCGATACGAAGCTGGAGACGAACATTCAAGCCAACGATGCTGATGCGCGAATCGACCAATACATCACCGAAGCAGGCCTTGAGGTTCGTAATCCGGAGACGCACGCTGTCTTGACCGGCGTTACCAGCTAGTCCAAACGAAACCATAGAGGGGAGAGAGTCCAGTGGCAAAGTTCAGCAGCCGCTGCGTGAATCAGGTACTTTGCATGGTTCCCGCACGCAACAGCATCGTAGAAGGCATCCTCGTACCAGTTCCCGGTCAGCACATCCGGTTCGAGAACGGCGAGTACACGACGAACGTCAAGAAAGAGGTCGACTTCATCAAGGGCCATCGCCTGTTCGGAAGCTCAATCGTCGAAGTCACCGGCAACGACACAGCAGCAGAGGCTTGATACAAGGGCAGGGCATTCGTGCCCTGCCCTTTTTACGTTGAGGGGAGGGGGAAGCATCATGACGCTAAACGAGATGATTCAGCAATGCGCGGGAGATATCGACGAGACGCTGACCAAGTCGGCGGCCGGCACCTACGAGGGCGAGGAGCTAAGCATCGCGACGAAGATCGTCACGGGCATCAACTACGCCTATCAGCTCGTCGCACGTGAGAAGTACGTCCTCACGGAGCTGGAGACAGTCACGCTGGACGAGCGGGGAACGTTCAACCTGGCGAGCCTGTTGCGGCCGGCCGTGCGGCTACTGAACGTCTACGACAGCTACGGAGAAGAAGCAGACTGGTCGCTGCGGAACGAGTCGCTCCTGACGTGCCGGGACCATGCCGGCGAGCAGCTGCAGGTCGAGTACGCCTTCCTGCCTCCGCGCATGCCGATCGGCGACCTGGCAGCGGAGCCGCTCGTGCCGGAGAACCGCGTCGACCACCTGCTGTTCTGCTACTACGCCAATTTCTACGTGCTGAGCCTCGAGCCGGACAACGAGAGCCGCGAAAAGGCGGCGACGTTCCTCGGCCTGTTCAACTCGGCCTTCGATCAGCTGCAGACGCGCGTCAGCCAGTACATGACCATCAGCGTGGAGAGGTGATTTAGATGGGCATCTCGATCGACCGACCGGCGGCGACTGCGGCGCCTCCTGAGCTCCGGATGGGTGCGGACTCGCAGGTTATGCTCAGCGGCGGTGTCTCCTACAAGTACGACCCGACGCAGATCCGGGACAACCAGAGCCCAGCCTTGCTCAACATGCTGGCCAACGACAACGGCAGCATCCTGAGCAAGCGGGATGGCCAAGCCTATGTCTATTCGTCATCGCTCGGTGTAGGCGGCATCAATGGGGCGTACGGGCGCTTGTGGGCTGGCCAGCGTATCTTCGCATGGGGAACGGCGCTGTATCGGCAGAGCGGTAGCGGTACACCGGTACAGATCATGAGCGGCCTGACCAATGCGCCGGGCAGTTTTCTGGCGTTTGGTGGCAAGCTCTATTATCTCAATGGCAACCAGTTCGTCGTCATCGACGGCAGCTTCGCAGCGGTGTTGGTGACGCCGTTCGTGCCGACCCTGACGATCTCGGTTCCGCCGAGCGGCGGGGGCACACCGTACCAGCAGGCCAACCTGCTCACGCCGGCGTTCAAGGTTAGCTTCAGCTCGGATGGATCGGCGACCAAGTACTATTTGCCGGTGACGGGTTTGGACGTCACGGCCGTTACGTTGACGATCAACGGCACGCCAAAGACGGAGGGCACGCATTTTTCCGTCAACCGGACAGCCTCGCCATACGCTTACATCGACTTCTCCGGTGGCAGCTCGCCTAACGGAGCGATCGCAACCAGCGCGCCGAATAACGTCATCGTCACGGCCTATAAGACTAATCCAGGAGCCGGAAGACGAATAGTTGGATGCAGGTATGCTATCGAATACGGTGGCGACAATGACACACGTGTATTTCTATGGGGCAATGAGGACTCTCCGAACCGCGTATACCGCAGTGGACTCATGGATCCTACCTATTGGCCAGAAAACGAATACTCAGATATAGGCAGCAGCTCAGAGAGCGTTGTCGCCTGCGCAAAGCACTATGACAAGCTGGTTTATCTCAAGGAACGAAGTCTATACTTTACCAGCTACAGTGATCCGGTTACGCAGGGATTCTGGGGAGCTAGTCAGATTGGCGCGACGTTCCCTCTGTATCCGATCAATAGCTCGATAGGATGCGACATGCCGGGCAGCGTTCAGATCATCGACAATAACATCGTGTTCTTCAATTCGACGATGGGCGGTTTCATCATCACCTCCACCGCTCTGAAAGACGAGCGAAACGTGATGCCGATCAGCGGCAACATTAACGGTGCTCCGACACGTCCGGGACTGCTGAACCTGCTTCAGAGCGACTTGCAGGCGGCAAGCAGCGCGGACTTCAATGGCCAGTATTGGCTTAGTGTAGGAAATATGACGTTCGTATGGGATTACCGACTGTCGCCGTATATCAACAGCGGTGACGTATCCGCGGACGAGGAACGCCTATCCTGGTTTCCTCTTAGCAATATCGATGCCGCATGCTGGATACAGGAAGGTTCTAATCTCTATTACGGCAGCCGAACGGATGGATGCCTGGTCGGATTTCAAGCCAATCAGAACGATTTTGGCCAGCCGATCGATGCGTACTGGCGCACGAAGCGGTTCAGTTTTGGACTTCCGGACTGGCTCAAAACGGTAAAAAAGGTCTGGTTCACAAGCAAGGCCGGCGGCTACAGCACGGTCAACATCCGGTATATCAGCGAGCGGGGCGAGAAGGTCGATGAGGAGGAAGTGAACGTCAACTCCTTCCGCTGGGATCTGGCCGCCTGGGACACTTGGACGTGGAGCGTGAACGAGTATCCGCCGCCTGAGCGCCTGCGGCCCCGGACAAAGAAAGTCGTCTACTTCCAGTTGGAGTTCACTAATAACGCCTTGAACGAAAATCTATCGCTTATGAGCCTAATCATTCAATATCTCATAGTGAAAAAAGTAAAATAGGAGGTGCGATATGCCATTTCAGTTCATGCCGCCGGACGGATACAGAAATACAGTGACATTTCCACAAAAACCCGCTAACGAAACGGCTTTCCGAGATCAGATAATGAGTCTTCTTGATCAGGCAAGGGATTACATCAACAATGTTCTTCCAATTGAAATTGGAGGCGGACTGAGCCGTAATGCTTTTGTCAATCCACGATTTAAATTCTGGCAGCGAGGCACCAACTCCTCTGGAGTGGACTACCTGGCAGACAAATGGAGGCTTCTTCGCGACGGGTCTGGACAAGTCCATAACGTATCCCGGCAATCCTTCACACTGGGACAATCGGCTGTACCAGGTAATCCTGAGTTTTTCTGGAGATATCAGGTCACGAGTGCAGCATCCGGGCAGACATACAATGCTCTTGTCCACAGAATTGAGGGGGTCAAGACGTTTGCTGGATCAAAAGCGACGGTTTCTTTTTACGCTAAAGCCAATACCAACAAGCAAATTATCGTGAAGGGCACACAAGATTTCGGTTCAGGAGGAAGTCCTTCTACGCGAAACACGTTTGAAACGACATCTCCAATCACACTTTCTTCCAACTGGAAAAAATATTCTTATACGTTTACCATACCAGCAATATCCGGAAAATTTTTAGGGTCAAATTCC